AAGAGATATTATTTTTAAGATAGGTAACCCTGGTAAATATAATAGACGAGTTTATGATTCATTTTCTACTGATTTAAATTTTAGTAATATTGAAGACAAAATAAACTTCGGGGTTTATCAAGAGGGAACACAAGTACCGACACAAGGAGGGGTATCCTTAGCTCAGAGTAAAAATTTAAATCCTGAAGCGTGGAATGCTTTATATATGTTTGTAGGTAATTTCGATGATAATGATTTAAAATATAAAAATAGTGGTTCTTATTTAACCGACTTTTTTATCGACCTTGACGTCGCATTTAATGAAAGTAATGTAAAATTACTATCAAATATAATAAAACTATATGCGAGTAGTAAAAAACAAAACCCCTCAATAACACCTAATGATTTCTTTAATTCATATAACTCATTCCTTAATCAACAAAGAGATTTTCAGGTTGACATGTTAGATTATGTATTCACACAATTAAATAAAGATTTACCGAATACAAAAACAACTACAGGGGAACAAGAAAATGAATCTAAATTAAAAGGGGAAGTTGCAAAATTAGACCTATGGAAAACATTTCAAACAATGAATGACAAATGGATTTCAGGTCAAGATTTTACAACCAGAACAATTTATGAAGATTTTTTATTTTTAGATAGGGCAAATAGACCTATTGGTGATAAAGTAGTTATTAATATTGACAAATTAAGAAATAGGTTAAAAACAAAAAATTCAGACGCTACGGTTTATAGTTTACTCGGACACATTTATGAAGATAATAATTTCGTATTTATGCCAACACCTGTTTACGCTAATTTCTATGGTAGGAATGATAGGGTTAAAGAAGGTGAGGCGTTAAATGAAGATGCTGCGAATGATATGTTTGGAACATTTATGGAAGTTGATACAAGAGACACTAGACCAAGAATGTTAGGAATATATGTTGGAGAACCTTCATCTAATTTAGATATGAAAAATAATGAAAATGTTAGAAAAAATAGTGATTCATTTGATATTACAGAACCTGCGGGTAACCCTTTAATTGAAAATCAAATTAATAAAACTAACTATTCAGATTCTAATAAATGTGTCGGATTTAATGTACAGTTTGGAACGAGAAATCAAGGTATGTTTAAATCCATATCATTAGATATGAATCAACACAGGAATATAGGACCAACGTTCCAAGTACTTGCAGATTTAGGGTCACAAGCCTCAGGTCAAAAAGCCGCACAACAATCGCAGTCAATGTATGAGTTTTATAAGAGTAAAAGTTATACGTGTCAAATTACTTCTATGGGTAACGCAATGATACAACCTACAATGTATTTTAACTTAGAAAAAGTACCTATGTTTTATGGACCATATTTAATTATGAGTGTTTCACATAACATATCTACGAATGATTTTGTTACAAATTTTGAAGGAATCAGAGTGTCAAAGTTTTCTATACAACAACCTGATAGTTTGGTATTAAGTGTAAACAGAGATATTTTAGATAGTTACAAGAAAAAATTACGAAATCAACAAGAGATGGAGTCGACCACTGGAACTACCTCAGCAGGTGGAAATGTTTCTTCTATGGACGAAAGTAGATGTGAAGGATTGTCAAACTACCCACTAAAAGAATTTACACCATTAAGTAAAACTTCAGTACCTTCTCGTGATATAGCTAACTATATCTTATCTAAAAACGACATAAGTGATGATATGAAGATTTATTTATATGGGTTAACAACAAGAGGTGAAAATACTGTTAATGCGAATAACAATAATTTAGGTAATGATAATATTAATAATTTAAACAAAAACTCAGTTAATACTTATGTTGATTCACAAGTATGTATTTCAGACGATGGAAAAGCAAAATGTTTAGCAGCGTTTAGTACATACGAAAAATATCTTGACATGTTAGTGGATATATACAAAAACCAACAAACAGAATTAAATAATTTGAGAAATGTATCAGCACCTACATCAGAAAATAGTAGAGCTGCGTCCATGACGAGACTACTGTTTAAAAATTTCGATAAACAAAGATATCAAAATATGAACTCAAGCCAAGTTAAAGGAGAAATAAATACGCAAATTAATAATAGTACTGACTTATTAAACCTTTACACTACTTATGAGAATATTTTTAAAAATGCCATAAATAAGTTTCAATAAAACTATTTCATAAAACACACATATTTATATAAAAAAGAATATTATGGATATTAAAAGTTTATTAGACAACTACCTTCAAAAGGACGCAAGATTAACTGAAACCGATAGAGGTAACGGTTATAAAGAAGTTTGTGATTTAGACACCGGCGATTGTTATACAGTTAGAATGAGAGACGGGTTAATTGAAAGAGTTGATAACACGATGAATTTAAATAAAACCCTTAGAGTGGAAACACCAACAGGGATGAAAACACTTTTAAATGGTTAAGATATGTCAATAGAAAAAAAAATATTAAATGAAATTGAAAGATATAAGTCAATTTCTGAATACATAACAGAACAAGAAGAAACTGCGGATTTACCGCCGTTACCTGATGAAGGAGGGGGCACAGAAACCACAGATGTTGGTGATGAAGGGTTAGGTGACACTGGTACGGATGAGATACCAGAGCCGGTTGATGTTGAGTCTGACCCTGATGTTGAAGTTGTTGGTGATGAAGGAGAAGAGACTTTAACAGATGAAGGTGGTGAAGGTACCGAAGAATTAGATGTTACTGAATTGGTAACAACACAAAAAGATATCTCAGACAAACAAGATGAGTATATGGAAAATATGTTTAGTAAGTTAGACGACTTAACAAACAAACTTAATCAAATGGACGGTATTCTACAAAAAATAGATAATTTAGAACAAAAGATTGAAAAATACAGACAAAAGTCACCTGAAGAAAAATTACAGTTGAGAAGTTTAGATAGTTACCCATATAATCAAAAACTAACAGATTTTTTTATGGACAAACAAGATGAGTTTGAACAAACAGGTAAAAATGAATATGTTTTAACCAGCGATGAAGTTGAAAATTATTCAGAATCTGATATTAAAAAATCTTTTGACAAACCATTTGAAGACGAAGAAAGAATGTAAATATCGTATATTGGAATATAGAATAAAAGACTGTCGTAAGATGGTCTTTTTTTTTTGTTGTGATTTGACTTAACGTTTTTCGTTGTTATATTTTACTTGAGTAACAGATAAAATTTTAACGAATAACAGAAAAACAAAATGGCAAATGCACTCGACGCGGTACTCGCACAGTACGAAAAAAACACCACATCTCGTGGTAATGGTGACGGAATGTCACAAGAAGAGAGGTTGAAGAAGTACTTCACAACTTATCTCCCTAAGGGGACTAAATCAGGACAGTCTCGTATCCGTATCCTCCCAACATCAGATGGTTCGTCACCATTTAAAGAGGTATGGTTCCACGAAGTCCAAGTTGACGGAAAATGGGTTAAACTCTACGACCCAGGTAAAAACGATGGTGAGCGTTCACCTTTGACTGAGGTCTATGAAGAGTTGATGTCAACGGGTAAAGAGTCTGATAAGAAGCTCGCGATGCAATATCGTCCTCGTAAATTCTACATTGTAAAAGTTGTTGACCGCGACAATGAAGAAGATGGAGTTAAGTTTTGGCGGTTTAAGGATAACTACAAACAAGAAGGTATCCTTGATAAAATCATTCCGATTTGGAGAGCGAAAGGTGATATTACCGACGCTAACGAAGGTCGTGATTTGATTATTGAGTTGGCAAAATCTAAGACCAATTCAGGTATTGAGTATACCATCGTTCAGACCATCATGTATGACGACCCATGTCCTTTGAGTGAAGACTCAGATTTGATGAAGGAGTGGATGGAAGATGAGATGTCTTGGAGTGATGTATACGCTCAGCGACCTACAGAATACTTGGAAGCTGTCGCTCGTGGTGAAACACCTGTATGGGATTCTGAACTTAAGAAGTTCGTATATGGTGACGACACTACAGAAACAATTGGAGGTTCTACTCCTAAACAGGAAACTGTTAAGGAACAAACTAAGGACCCCCAAGCAGAGATGGAGGTTGATGAGGACCTTCCTTTCTAAAAACCAAAACCTACAGATGGGAGGGTGTAATACTCTCCCATCTTTTTCATGACGAAAAGTTCGTTACGAAAAACTCGTAACGAAAAAACAGAAATACAATGGCAATTAAAAAGAATAGTTTTAAAGACATAAAGAAGAAGTTCTCTTCTTCTGCTAAATTCAAACCTCAGAGATTTTACGACTTGGGTTCTGAATTTTTGGATGCGGTAGGGGTACCAGGTCCGGCTATGGGGCATATCAATATGTTCTTAGGTCACTCGGACACAGGTAAGACTACTGCGTTCGTAAAAGCTGCGGTTGATGCACAGAAGAAGGGTATCCTTCCTGTGTTTATTATCACAGAACAAAAATGGTCTTTTGACCATGCAAAACTTATGGGTTTTGACTGTGAAGAAGTTGTTGATGAAGAAACGGGTGAACTTGATTGGGACGGGTTCTTCATCTTTAATAACGACTTTGAGTATATTGAACAAATTACTGATTTCATCAATAGTTTGTTGGACTCCCAAGAGAAAGGGGAGTTGGAGTACGACTTGTTGTTCCTATGGGACTCTGTTGGTTCTGTACCTTGTAAGATGACTTATGAAGGTAAGGGTGGTAAGCAACACAACGCTGCCGTTCTTGCCGATAAGATTGGTATGGGTATTAACCAACGAATTTCAGGTTCACGTAGGTCTGACTCAAAATTTGAAAACACTTTGGTTATTGTTAACCAACCGTGGGTTGAACTTCCTGACAATCCGTTCAGTCAACCGAAGATTAAAGCTAAGGGTGGTGAAGCCATTTGGTTGAACTCATCTTTGGTCTTTTTGTTCGGTAATCAGAAGGGTGCGGGAACGAGCAAAATCACGGCGGTTAAGGATAAGAGAAAAGTGAAATTCGCAACGCGTACAAAGGTTTCTGTACTTAAAAACCACATCAATGGATTGGGGTATGAGGATGGTAAAATTCTCGTTACCGCTCATGGATTTTTGGCGGGTAAAGACTCTGCCGAAGAAAAGAAATCT